GGGTTGCGGTGCCAGGGGCCAAAGGAGGCAAGCTCGACTGGCCCGCGACATGGCGCAATTGGGTGAGGAACGAAAAAGCCGTTTCTCAGCCTCGGGCATCGCCGCAAAGCCCAGGCAAGTTTGACCCCGTAGCACACGTCAACCGTAACAAGGTGAACTCAAATGCAAGCGATTCAAACGTCATCGACGGAGCAATTTTCGAAGTGGTTCCAGCCTATCCAGGCCCTTGATGGATTGTCGATGATGGACCACCTTTTCAATCGGCTTGATGGCGCATATCCGCACAAATGGCGGTCAGCGTTCCCAAACCAGCAGGCGATCGACAACTGGTGCGTGAGTTGGTCTGAGGAATTTGACGATTCTGGCGTCACTCCTGCCGACATCAAAGCGGGGTTGAAGGCGTGCCGGACAAAATACGACTGGCCGCCAAGCTGCGCCGAGTTCATCAAGGCGTGCCGCCCCTCCGTTGATGTCCTGGTGGCGTACTACGAAGCCGTGGCAGGTGTGCAGGCCCGGGCAGCTGGAAAGATGGGGGTATGGTCTCACCCAGCGATTTATTGGGCTGCTATGCCCCTTTCGTTTGATCTTGGCACGCAGACTTATTCGCAAATGAAAGTTCGCTGGGAGCGTGCGCTGACCGAGCAGATGGAGCGTGGCGAGTGGGCGGCAATTCCGGAGCCAGCCTTGGCGCTGCCCGAGCCTGGTAAAACAATGCTGTCGCGTGAGAAGGCACAGCAGCTAGTCAGTGAGTACAAGGCAGATGCGGCTGTGAAAGACGTTGCCAGCAATATTGATCACCTCTACTGGACCAAGAAGATCAAGGCACGGCAGAAGCGATCCGACAAGTCGCTGACTCTCATTCAGATCAAATTTGCTGATGAGGCACTGGCTGCAGCCGGTGCCAGGGCGCAGGGGGCGTAATGGCAAAGAAGCGCAACAAGTCCTACAAGCCAAGACTGGTACTGGCGAACCCCGCGGAGTGGGCAATCGCAGGATCGTGCCTGCTGAGTGACGCCCAACACAGTCAGTTCATTGACCCGGTTGACACGGCGATTGACATGATTCGGGAAGGCCGGGCAAGCCGGCAAGACTGGAACACGGTCGCCAACGCGATGAACGTTGCCGAGGGCTTGGTATTTGTCGGCATCGGCGGAAACCTTTTGCCTGCCATCCAAGCGGCGACAGAGGCACTGAAGGCCGTGGCCGGCCGGATGATCGCCGGCGGTTCATCCACATGCCGGGCGGACGAACTCCACGCGATCCGCGAGGGACGCGATATGTATTCGGCCCAGCTCAAAGCAAGCACACAGGGTGAGTCGAGTCGCGCGGTGCAACGCGTGAAGCAGATGCACCGATCGGGCGCTATGGAGGACATGGGCAAGTTATTCGACCGGATGCCTGCATCGCGGGAGGCTGCTTGATCAGCATCGATCGACTCGTGGCGGCGCAATTGAAACTGGATGCCCATCTGGTGCGACAGCAAAAAGAGCGGAGTTACGCAGCAGAATCGAAATACTACGGCCGGTATGGCGACCCGGCCAATCACATTGAATTTGAATCAGAAATCCGACGCCGGGAGGCGGCGAAGAAAAAACGAAAGGTAATACGATGAATGTAATTGAGAAATACTCCCTGTCAGTGACTTCATCGAACCTGAAGGATGACGAGCAGCACCATGCTACGGATGTGCTGGCCGCCGCTGCGCTGTGCGAGACCCGGTTGGCCACGAAGCTGTTTCGGGTCAAGTACGCAGCCGACGCCACCAGCTACGCCGCGCTACTGTCCGAGTGGACAGAGATTGTGACTTTCAAGAGCCTGTTGCGCACTTGGCCGGTGGAAGTGAGTCCGAAGAAGATTGCGCGCCTGTCGCTTGATCACTGGCTGAACGACGTTTGCCCGGAATGTTTTGGAACTGGCTTTCGTGCGACGCCGGACAGCCCGAGCCTGCTGTCAGATATCCCATGCAAGGCATGCAAGGGCACCGCTAAGCGCCAAGTGCAGGCCAAGCATAATCTGTTGAATTACGTCAGTGATATGGTAGAGTCCTTGGAGGCCATGACGGTTCAGGCCGGGAGGGAGGCTGTACGTAAGTTAGCGACAGCATTTTCATTCTAACGGGGGCGTAATGTACAAACATCGAGTCACAGCACTGTCGCAAACGGATCAAGATCAGCTCGCGCTTGACGAAACTGATCTTTTCAAAATGGCCACACAAGTCGGTAATGGTGCGCAAGGACAACCGGCTTTAATCCCTAAAATTGAGGCTCTGATACATAGCATGCAAGCGCGCCTTGGCTTACCTCTGACTCATTTTTCACAAAAGCTAGACGGAAAAGACCAATGCATGGCCATCTCTTTACAATCGCTGGATTTGTGCAAAAAAATTAACGATGAACGAGTGACCCCGGTAAAAAATTATTCGTTTCCGCCGGGTTACTGTCATATTGGGCACTACAAGGGTGATCTCACTCGCTGCATGAAATGCCCTGGCGGGAAAATTTAAACGCCAAGGTCGCGGCAATTATGTTGCACTGTGCGTAAACACAGTATATGATTAACTCACTGCATGCTTTACGAAGCACCCGGCATGCATAATTTGGGCGAAAGCACGGCAGCGTCTTACGGAAAGACGAGAAGTTGCTGGATAGGCTCGCCCTAAATTTTTGATTCTTGAGTAGATTCACTTGCGGCGCGGTCACTTAGCAGATAGCTATGGACTGGCGCGAATCTTCTCAAGAATCGGAAATTCTCAAAGCCCCGCACCGTAATCGGCCGGGGCTTTTTTGCGTCCGTAGCTCAATGGTAGAGCCACTGCCTTCCAAGCAGAGGACGAGGGTTCGATTCCCTCCGTTCGCTCCAGAATTAGGCAACAGCCAGCTCCAGATTTTTGCCCAGTGCTGCCAGCGCCTCCTCAATGCGGTCGATCTTAGTCGAGTGTTTTAAATCGATAAGTCTATTTACCTCTTGCGGCGTTGTCCCCATGCGTCGCGCGAGATCAGACGACCAGACGTTAGAAGCGATCATTTCATTGAGCAAGAGAATTTTCGCGGAAACGCTTGCAGGTAGATCGATAAGGCGCTCACCTTTCCTGGCCTTGGATGGGGCCGGGACTTGGCGCTTATCGTCGAAATAAAGCTCCATCGCGCACAAGAGAACATCGGCCGCCATATCAAGCGCCTCTTGTTCGGTATCGCCTTGAGTGATCGCTTCGGGGATGTCTCGAAAGGTGACGACGAAGCCGCCGGCCTCGGCATCTGGTTCAAAGTGGGCGGGATATTTCATGTTTTGTGTCCTCAAAACAATACAAGCTGTTGTCAAAAAGTGCGATGAAGCGTTGAGTGTGAGGGGATAGCCCCTTTCGGGGCTTCCTCACTTCAAGTTAAGTTGTTTTTTTACGCCCTGAACAAGTCCCGTTTTGAGTTCCTTGCTAGGGTGCCTTGGTAGGAAACTCGTTTTGCCATTTAGAACAACTTTCAAGTGGTTGCTGCCGTCTTCGAAAGTTGCTCCTTGTTGCTTGAGCCACCTAACAAACTCACTCTGCTTCACCGCACCTCCTTTCTAAGTGTGATTCGATGTAGAGAAGTTTAAACAAAATTGTTTAATTCCGCAATATGAATTTAAACAATTTTGTGTAAATCCTCCTTTCAGCCTGCAAAGCTGACTTGCCGCCTTCGGGCGGTTTTTTTATTCGCGCACCGGTTACGCTTGCCGAAAGATGCAATACCTTGAATGGGAACCGCCAGAGGCGGGACTTTCGGCGGGCGTGCCTGATTTTGAACGGCGAGAGAAATCGCCATGATTTCAAGCATATAGGCCACCTGTGGGCAGGTTATCCACAAGCCTTTCCACAAAAACGGTGGATAAGTTTCACCCGATAGCCGGTTCACTCGGGGCAAAGGCCGGCAGACCGCTGACGTAGAAGGCCTGACTCCTTCCGCAGAGCATCGCGTTTCCGATGGCGCGGGCAGCGGCAACTTTGAATCTGAGACTCAATCGCTGGCTTCTGTGAGTTGATCGCAGAGATCATTGAAATCAATCGGGTAATGACGGATTCCTGTGCGGTTCCTGAGTGAAAGAATGATCGCGCCGTCTTTGAATAGGATCGCGGTTCCTTTTTCAAGTGAAACCGATTCACCGACCGTGGCCGATAGTAGAGAGTCACGATCCTGCTGACTAAATAGCAAGGAAAGTTTCCAGGGCATATCGCGCTCTTGCACTCGCACGTAGTAGGTCATCGCGGTTCTGGGGTGTCGTTGAGAAGGTAATGTTATCAGAGAGAAATAAATGGGCCGCAAATCATCTCTCACCGACAAGCAGTGGTTGGAGATCGAGCGACGCCATGTGGTTGATGGCGAATCGATAAACGCCCTGGCTGCTGAGTTCGGCGTAAATGAATCGTCCATCCGGCGAAAAATAAAGCCGAATAAAGCCGAATCGCCGAACCGGCAAAATCCCTTGCAGGCACTGGCAAAAGAGAAGGTTAGGGTAGACGAAGAGAGTAAGCGTATTACCGAGCAGATTGCAGAGTTGCCATATGCCAAGCAGGCCATTGTCGCCGATCTGGCAAGGAAGCTCACCAACACCAGTAGTCACTTGGCATCAGCTGCTGAGATCAGTGCCGCATCTGCCCACCGGCTTTCGATGCTGGCCAATCAGCAGTTGGAGAAGGTCGATGATGTTTCGCCGCTGAAGAGTGCCGCAGAGCTTCAGGCTGTAGCTCTGCTTCAGAAGATGGCCAACTCTTCGAGCGAGATCGGGCTGAACCTGTTGCGGGCCAACAAGGACGCGCTGCAAACAGACGAAGAGCCGCCGACGCCGGTGGCGATCACATTTGAAACGAAGGACGCGCGGAAGAATGACTCAGATCCGTCCGTCGCTTAACGTACCGCAGACGCAGTTCCTTCAGCTGCCTCACAAATTTAAGGCCTACGTCGCAGGTTTCGGTTCCGGCAAGACGTGGGTGGGCTGTACCGGCATCGGCGCACACTTCTGGCAATGGCCTGGGATCAATCAAGGCTATTTCGCGCCGACCTATCCGCAGATTCGTGACATCTTCTACCCAACGATGGAGGAAGTTGCTTTCACGTTGGGACTGCGCACGAAGGTCAAGGTGGCCGACCACGAGGTCGAGGTATATGAAGGGCGCAAGTATCGCGGCACGGTGATTTGCCGCTCGATGGAGAAGCCAGAGACCATAGTCGGTTTCAAGATCGGGCACGCGCTGGTCGATGAGCTGGATGTTATGCCGCTGATCAAGGCGGAGACAGCTTGGCGCAAGATCATTGCGCGGATGCGTTACAACAAGCCTGGCTTGCTGAACGGCATTGATGTTACGACGACGCCCGAGGGATTCAAGTTCGTCTATCAGCAGTTCGTAAAGGCGATTCGTGAAAAGCCGCGCCTTGCAAAATTGTACGGGCTGATTCAGGCAAGCACGTATGACAACGAACTGAATTTGCCGGACGACTATATTCCGTCGCTGTTCGCGTCGTATCCGCCGCAGCTGATCGCGGCATATTTGCGAGGCCAATTCGTCAACCTTGCCAGCGGTAGCGTGTATCCAGACTTTGACCGCCGACTGAATCACACCGATGAGTCGATCAAAGAGGGCGAGCCGCTGCGCGTAGGGCTTGACTTCAACGTGCTGAACATGACGGCGTGCATCAACGTGGTTCGCGACGGCCTGCCGCGCACGCTGGCCGAACGGGTCAAAGTGCGTGACACCCCGGCCATGGCCAAGATCCTGAAGGAAGACTTCAAGGACAAGGGGCATCACGTCACGATTTATCCGGATGCGTCCGGCGGCAACACCACCAGTAAGAATGCAAGCGAGTCGGACCTTTCGATATTGCGGGCGGCAGGCTTCTCCATCGAGGTGAATCCGGCTAATCCAGCGGTAAAGGACCGGGTCAACAGCTACAACGCCATGATCCTGAATGCCGATGGCCTGCGCCGCTGGAAGATCAACACGGATTTGTGTCCGGTCACTACCGAGGCACTTGAACAGCAGGTTTGGGGTCTTGATGGCCAGCCAGACAAGAAAACAGGGCACGACCATCCGAATGACGCAAATGGCTATTTCCTTGTGAAACGGTACCCGATCGTTAAACGGGTGAGCCAACAATCAGGCATGAGACTCTAGGAATATGAATGGGTGTTGAATCGAAATCTGCCGCTGTCGAGGCTATGGAAGCGTCTTGGTCTTTGGTGTCGTGCCTCATGGGCGGGACCGATGCGATGCGTGCCGCCGGCCGGACGTACCTGCCTCAGATGCCGATGGAAGGCGGGAGCGAATACACATGCCGCTTGGCCGTTGCGACACTGTTCCCGGCATTTTCGGAGACAGTAGGGCAGATGGCCGGGCGTCTGTTCAGTGAGCCGCTGCAGATCGGAGATGACGTGCCGTCCGTGATTATCGAACAGTTGGGCAACGCCGACCTTGAGGGGCGCAACATCGATGGCGTGGCCGGAGAGTGGTTCTCGAAAGCGCTTGAAAAGGGCTTATGCCATGCGTTGGTGGATTTCCCTCCCATGGAAGGTGTCGTGGCGAATGCTGCGGAAGAGCGCGCTTCGGGTGCAAGACCCTATATTGTGCTGATTGATCCGATCAACGTTCTGGGCTGGCGCTCGCAGCGCATCAACGGCATAGAAACGTTGCTTCAGGTGCGCATCATCGAGGCGGCCGAGGAAGACGACGGCGAGTTCGGCACCGCATCAGTCTCACAGATCCGAGTCATTGAGCCAACAGGCTGGCGGACCTATAGGGAGCAGGGGGAAGAGGGGAAGAAAGAATGGGTTCTTCATGAAGAAGGAAGCCTGTCGCTTGGAAAGATCCCACTGGTAACGCTTTACACTAAGCGCACTGGCTTCATGCAGGGAAAACCGCCGCTGCTAGAGCTGGCCCACCTGAACGTCAAGCACTGGCAGTCGCAATCCGATCAAGACACGATCTTGCACACCGCGCGTGTGCCTCTACTGGCGCGCATTGGTGCTGATTTTGGCGAAGACGGTGCGCCAGTTGTGATCGCCAGCAGCACTATTGACCTCCCGACGGGCGGCGATATCAAGTACGTTGAGCACACAGGCGCTGCTATTGGCGCTGGTGCTGAGAGCCTGGTCGCCTTGGAAGAGCAAATGAAGGCAGCCGGTGCCAAGGTGCTGACCAAGACCGTGCTGTCGCTCTCGGACAACCAGGCCAAGGATGAATCCGACAAAGAATTATCGCAACTGGGCCGCATGGCACGCTCCCTCGAAGACGCGCTTGATCAAGTGCTGCAACTATTTGCCGATTGGCAGAAATTGCCAGATGGCGGATCAATCGAAGTGGTCGCCGACCTTGATGCGGATGTCCTGACTGGCGCAAATGTCGATGTCCTGCTCGATTCGGTTGTTGCTGGCACTTTGAGCCCAGAAACGTACTTCGAAGAGTTGAAGCGCCGCAGCCTGATTAGTGATGAGCTGGAATGGGTAGAAGAGCAGGCACGGATCAAAGCCCAGAAGGCATTGATGCCACAGAAGGATCCGGCACCAACGAAGAAATAAAGCAGGCGCGTGAGCTGCCTGCCGTTTCACTGGCCGTTCATCGTGATGATGCGCGGCTTTTTTATGGCCGAGATGGCCGCAACATTCATATCCGAGAGGGATACAGCATGAAGGCTTTCACCAAGAAGACCGTTTTTTTCAATGCAATTCGCAATGCGCTGCATTCGGCGCATGACCGTCTTTTCCACCACATGGCCCGCACCGGGCTGATTCTGGCTGCAATTCCACTGGTTTCCGAGTCGCTGGATGCGATCCCGGAAGGTCAGCGCGATTTGTATGTCGAGCGCGAAGGCAAGTTCCACCTGGATGTCTCAGGTTTGGAGGACACTGCCGGCCTGAAATCGGCACTCGACAAGGAGCGTAAGGCCGCTCGTGACGCAGCCAAAGATATCTCGGCATGGAAATCACTGGGCAAGACGCCCGATGAGATTCAAGAGCTGTTGGGCGCACAGCGGAAGGCAGACGAAGAAAAGTTGGCCGGTGCCGGTGAGTGGAACAAGCTCAAAAGTCAGATGGTTGAGCAGAATACCCGTGAAAAGAGCGAGCTGGAAGCCAAGCTGAAGGCCAAGGATGCTGTGGTCGAGAAATATCTGATCGACTTGCAGGCCACGGCTGCCATTACCGAGCTGAAGGGCGTATCGGCGCTCCTGCTTCCGCACGTCAAAGCGGCCGTTAAGGTCGTGGAAGACAGCGGCGAGCTGGTCACCCGCGTGGTAGATCAAGCAGGAAATCCGCGCGTCAACGGCAAGGGCGAATACCTCAGTAT